GATGGTAAATATTGTCCTGACTGTAATTCTAAATTAACTAAAAAGATAATAAAATGGCCCACTATATTCGAGGCTTACTGGTGTAGTGGCTGTAAATTAGACTATTTTATAGATGATGTTACAATCTTACCACAAAAAACGGTCTGTATTGGTCATAGTAAAAAAGGAAAGCCTAAGTATAGAGTATTCATGGACACCTCCAGAGGATACAACCCGCCTAAATTGAGGGAAAAATGAAACTCTTATGGTGGCGATCGGGTTATTGTCATTGGTGTGGTTGGTCACATTTTGGTTTAAGGGGCGCACATCCTGATGTCCCTTCATGGTATCGCCTTATGTGTTTTTTATTCACATGGAGAACCCATTAAGACTAAATAGGCAATCCGCCTAAATGGGTTTATGGTAGCAAGGCGACGTAAGCGTTCATATTCAAGAAAAAAGAGTTTCACAATATCGGCAATAGAAACAGGCGCGGCACTTAGCCTAGCAAGTTCCGCAGGTGTTGACACGGCGGTTAAGTCCGCATTAAGTGGCGATCTGTCAGGGGCTTTAGGAGTTATTCAAAGTTCAGTAGCTACCAATAAAAATAAGATAATTGGTACTCTCGGTGCCGCTTACGTCGGTAAGATGTTAGCGAAATCATTCGGTAATGGGCAACTAGCAAAACTGGGACCAGTTAGGATAAAGGCATAATATGAGCGGATTACAAACAAGAACATATACGTTAGCAGGATCGGCCTTAACGGCGGGCACATTTACGAATATTAGCCAATTGCTAGGTTCGAGCCAGTCCACCACAAACCCAGAGGGAATGCGAAAGGTCGTAAGAATCTCTATGTCCTGTTCACCAGACCATACTTCAGCAACTGACGGCTGTTCAGTCTTCAAGTTTGCTGGTGATGGTGTATCAGTACAACAGATTATGGCAGGACCTTCTTGGTCCAATCAGGCGGTTGGTCCCTTGGACGGAAACAGCGGGATGCCAGTAGTCATTGAAAACTCGGGCGGTGTGTTTGACATTATAGCAGGCAACCAGATCGACTTTTCTGTTTCATGCACAACGGCTGAAACGGTAGACGTAGCACTTTCGATAACGTATAGCGCCTGAAGGTCTTAAATGACCATATTAGGCGTTACGAACAGTTTCACAGGGCCTGCGGAAACGCTTGAAGTTGTAGGGAATTTTGCTTATGCGGCTTCTGGTGTTGTAACAGTAGGCAGCGCGGGGGTTGGAGCTGAAAGCGATCTGCTAAACTTTCAAACGGGAAACTTTCTTTTAGAAGCAGGTTTTCAGTTTCACTACGGTGAAATTTCTACTGAAGATTACCAGTACAAGATTTATTTCAATGGGGCGGTGGTTTGTCAATATGTTGTAGGTGACAGGGTGGGTGAACAACCAGACAACGTGATTCCGATGATTATTCCACCATATACTGAGGTTAGATGTACTGCAGCTAATATGACAGGCAATAACGACCGTGAACAATTAGTTACTATAACAGGGAATATACACAGGACCCGCGACTAATGCCCACTAAGCGAGAACGTGAATATTACCGAATGGGCTTTAAGGATGGTAAAATCTTTGGAGAAGAGTATAGCGATTATCCCGCAGAAGAGGGGATTAGTCGTTTTGTTAGGGATACTAGTAAACCAAAACCAAAGCGTAAACTATCCGCGTGGAATAAGTTCGTTAAAGCTAACAGTAAGAAACCCCGTTTCAGAATGCGATCGGGTAAACTGAATTTAAAAAAGATGGCCGTTGCATTTAGAAAAACTCCCGCAGGAAAAAAGAAGAGGCGTTAGTGTGCCCTATGAAAATATCTCATGGGAACAGCTCCTTGTCCGGTTTCTTTTGGTCGCGTTGGCGGTCTTGGAGGGAATTCGGCACATATGAACGCTTCTAACTCGCTAATACAAACGAAACATAGGGGGTTTTGATGGATTTAGCACTTTTAATTATAGCCGCTAAAGTTTTTCTAAAAAAAGATAAGGGAGATCCCTGTTCAAGTTTAACCCCTTTAAGTCCTGCTTGGTTTTCTTGCAAGGAAAAAAACCCATAGATGGCCTTAGAGTTGATGCCTGACGGCAAGACCTTCAAGAAACTAAATTCAACGCAATACAAGGCCCTGAACAACTACTACAAGCGATTACATGACAGACCAATAACTCAAGAGCTAGGGCTCCCTATTGGTTTAGCTGTTTTGGGTGGAATTGGCGCAATTGCTTATGTTTTCAAGGATGAGCTACAACAATATTTAAAAGATAAAGAAGGGGATGTGGTAGATTGGATTAAGGGATTACCGGCCGCAGGTGGTGGTGTCGTTGCGGATGCTATAATTAATCTGGGTGATGCAATTTTTCCCGCCGATCCTTCAACCCCTGAATACATCACTTTCCCAGACCGTGAACCGATAGGACCTTTAACACGTTGTCAACGTTGGGAAACTGACGCGACGGCTTGGCTTGAGAAAGTACAAGCAGGAAACTACAATCCAGTACAGGCCGCGCTAGCGGCTAAAAGAATCATTAGCAATATGAAAAAAGAAGGTTGTTCACGACCTTTAGCTTTTACCGTTGCACAATGGCAAGATTAACGGGTCCGTTCCATAGTTCTTCACAAACTCCTTTTTAGGACCCAATTACTAGACCATTATGGAACTAAGCCAAATAATACCCCTTTTGTTTATTGGAGAAATCGCAACCATCCTACTATTGTATAGGTTTGTACTAAGAGAATGGATAGTTGATACTTGGGAAACTAAGTTAAGACAAGAAGGTTATCTAATAGAAATATTAGACCCTGTAATAGCTGAAATAGAAAACAGTACAGAAGAGAGCCTAATGAACTTTCAACGTTCATTTATTGGGACTTTAGGAAAAATGACTAGTGAAGCAAAGAAGTTAGATCCAATGAATGACCTAAGAAAAGCCGCTAAAAATGGAGATTGGACTAGTCTCTTACTAGAGTATGTAGCAAACAAGTCAGGATTAAGTAACTCTTTACCTATCCCAAAGTCAGAAACTAGTAAAGAACTAGTATCAAACAAGTCTTCTTTTGGTAAAATGTAGGTATATATATATATTATATGTATGTAATACTATTTATTAGTAGTATGAAGGATTATTATTTTCATTAAAAAACCGTGTGGTTTATATGCTACTTTCTATAATAGGAATTATGCAAAGCTTTCGAGGGTTTGGGGTTTGGACGCTCACAGGTAGTAACAGTATTACATACATATAATTATATATATTGGGTCCGTCCTGATAGGTTGTGAGAACTATGTATTTGACTAAACAAAAGAGAATAAATATTGAAGGAGCTATAGCATTATGCAAAATAAAGCTAGCAGACAATCCAGACTATATGTTTAGGGCCGGTAACGTCCTAGGATTTTTGGAGGAGCTAATCGATGAGTAAACCCAAAGTAGGACGGCCGCCCCAAGTAGATAGTGAGGGTAATCGAATAGATAAGACGTTAATCAATTTAACGATCCCCGTAACATTGAAAAACTTTCTGGATAAGCATGTTAAGAACCGTTCCGAGTTCTTTACTAAGATGGTGACAATGTTATACATTGGAGAGATATGTCCTAAATGTTATTCAGATAGTTATCTTAGCAAGGTACCTATTGGAACAGAGTGTACTAATTGTGATATATGGATTAATTTAAATGACTGTCCTAACTGTAATACGCGATACGATCCGCGTCAACATGTAGGAATGAACATAAATCCACACTTTAACCCCGCCCACGGTTCTAAACAGTGTTCTAAATGTATGCAGGTTGAAAAATGAACTGCACTAATTGTGGTTGTCCTAATCGTAAATATAGAATGATAGAAGGTCACTGTAAACATTGTTATAGGAGTATCAATGATTAATCCTTCTGATGGTAAATATTGTCCTGACTGTAATTCTAAATT